CAAAAATAAAAGATAGTGTAAAATCTATAATAGATGGCATACTACAAAAGATAGAAGACAACGAAGGATATTCAATACTAAAAACAGGCTTGATTGGTTCTATATTAACAAAGAGATATAGAAATGACGCTGACTTGGACATTAATGTATTGTTTAGTGTGCCACCTGAAAAACAAGAAGAAGAAAGATTAAGACTATCTAAAAAATATTTGTCTGCTGATTCACCTGTAAAAATACAAGGTAAGTTAATACCAGATACAGACCACCCAATTAACTTTTATTTCATAACAGATAAACAAACTTATGATGAACAAGAAAGTAAAGCTGACGCTGTATTTGACATAGAAAATAATCAGTTTGTAAAAAGACCTAAAGAATTTACTTTTGATCCAGATTTGTATGTAAACGATTTCAATAGAAAAGTACAAGAATTAGATGTTGTAAAAGGTGAACTAAAAAGAGATATTATAGATTACAACGAATTAAAAGACCTATCAACAAATGATGTTTTAAACTTACAAGATAAAATTAAAGATAAGTTAGAAGAAATAGAAGACAGTATTAAAGACATTGTAAAAATAGGAGATACTGTTGACGCTGAAAGAAGAGCGGCTTTTGATAGTGATATGTCGCCAGATGAGATTAGACAATACGGTATTAAAAATAGATTACCAAAAGCTGTTATCTACAAGATGTTAGAAAAATACCATTACTTAAAATTCTACAAGTATTGTAAAAAGATATTAGAAGATGGTGTAGTAACTGACAAAGAAATAGACGACTTACATATAAATGAGGGTGGTATCTTTAGTGCTTGGGATACTTTAATTAGAAAGACGGTAAAGGCTCCTAGAATTAAAAGGGCTTTACAATTATATTTAAAATATTTAAGACAAGGTGTAAAAGACGCTAAAAATAAAGCTGCTCAACACTCTGGTTTAGAATATAGAGAATTTGGTTTAGCCGTTGCTGACGCTGGTTTACCTGAAAACTTTAGAACTGAACAACGAGAGCGTAACTCCGTAGCATTTACTTTTGGTAGATTTAATCCACCGACTATTGGCCACGAAAAATTAATTAATAAAGTGGCACAACAACCAACTGACAAATATTTTATATATTTAAGTAGATCACAAGACAAAAATAAAAACCCATTAACACCTAGAGATAAACTAGATGTTATGAAAAAGATGTTTCCTAGACACGCTAGAAATATAGTGGTCAATCCTACTAATATGGTTTTAGATTTAGCAACAGACTTATATAATAAAGGTTTTACAAGATTAATTATGGTTGCTGGTAGTGATAGAGTAAGAGAATTTGAAGGTATCTTAAAAAGATATAATGACAAAAGAAATAGACACGGTTACTATAACTTTGATAAGATAGATGTAGTATCAGCAGGTGAAAGAGATCCGGATGCTGAAGGCGCTACAGGTATGAGCGCTAGTAAAATGAGAGCAGCTGCTGAAAAAGGAGATGTTACATCATTTAAATTAGGATTACCTGCTTCATATAAAAGTCAAGCAGATAATTTAATGAAAAAAGTTAGAAAAGGTATGGCCTTGGCAGCTTCTTATGGAGCTTTAGGTCAAGTACACGGTGTAAACTATAAACCAATTGCTAACTTAAATGAATACGAACAACAACAAATTAGAGATTTATATATTAGAGAAATGATCTTTAATATAGGCGACAAAGTTGATTATGTAAAAGAAGACGTACAAGGTAAAGTCGTTAGACGAAGTACAAACTATGTCGTATTAGAAGACAACAATAACAATTTACACAAAGCTTGGATATGGGATTGTTTACCTATATCCGCAGATAGAGAGGTAGAAGTGAGAGAACACAATTTAGATATTGATTATGGTTTCAAAGCTGTATCACAGGTTGAAGAAGATTTAGACGCTCAACCACAAGATAAAGACGTTAAAAAGAAAAAAGGTACACAACCTAAAAAGTATTACAAACAGTTATCTAAAGATGTAAAAGATAAAAGAGCAGACTTCTTTAAAAAGAATAAAGATAATAAAGAAGCACCAGGCGATAAAGACGCAAAAACAAAACCAAGTATTCACACACAAAAATATAAGAAGATGTTTGGTGAGATAAAGAAAAATTTAATGAATGCTTGTTGGACTGGTTACAAACAAGTAGGTATGAAAAACAAGGGTGGCAAACAAGTACCTAATTGTGTACCAGAGTCAATGTCAATAGAAGACGCTAAACAGGTAGAGGGTTATGTATCAGAATCATACGAAATAGGTGCTGATTACGCTAATCATACAAAAGAAGTAACCCCTGGCGAAAAGCCAGAAGCTAAGCCTATTGACGCTAAAGACAGAGGAAAACCAGATGATAATGTTAAGAAAGAAGATGTTGAAAAATGGGCTTTTTCAGATGAAACAATAGATAAATATAAGAAAAGATACGCCGAAGAATGGCGAAATAAACTGGATGAAGTTGTCCAAAGAATGTTGGAAAAACTATAATGGTTAAGTCATTTAAGGCATACGATAATATAGATGAGACGTGTGATAAGGTAATCTTTGAACACGAGGCTGAGGGTATACAAGAAGCAGAATACCAAGGCAAAAAAGTAAAATTAAACGACCCAATTAGAGGTGGTTCTAAAAAGTTTTACGTCTATGTAAAAGACGGTGACAAAGTAAAAAAAGTATCTTTTGGTGATACAACAGGTCTATCAATCAAAAGAGACGATCCGGCTAGACGAAAAAGCTTTAGAGCTAGACATAATTGTGATAACCCAGGACCAAAAACAAAAGCAAGATATTGGTCTTGTTATCAATGGAGAGCAGGAGCAAAGGTAAACAACTAATGAGTAAATCATTTACACAATTTAAAAAAGGCGACTATGGTTTAGCCGAGGCAAAAGCTAGTCCAACAAACTTACAATATTTAAGAGCTAAACAGGCTAATAATCAACACTTTGAGGTTAGAAGATATATTGCTGATGTTATTTTAAGAGATAAAAAATTAGCAGATTCTTACAAAGCTTTAGAAGTTATACACGATACTTATGGTAGAGTGATTGGTAATGACGCCATACAATTAAGACAAAGATTAGAACAAATGTTAAAACAAGATGTAAAAAGAAAAGTCCTAAATTGGGACGAAATTTGGAGCACACTATAATGAGTAGATACAGAGAAACAATGGCTGAGGCTTTGAAAAAAGTTTACGAAGATGGCCACGAAGATGTATCATCTTCAAAAAGAATGTGTCAGACTATTATAGAAGACGCAACACAAATTAGAACAAAATTAGATTCAATGTCAGCTGAAGACAAATTAGATACTTGGTGGACTAATAAGTTGGCTAAATCTGCTGACAACCTAAACTCTGCTAGAGATTACATTATGAATCCTATTGAAGAAGAATTACAAGAAAGAACATATGACCCTATACAATTTGGTCCTGATAAAGTTGCTAAAGCAATGGCTATCGCTACAAAAAGCTCAGGTCAATATAGTGTTGCTGTAAGAGATATAGAAAAAATTGCTAGAAATTTATCTAAAGTATCTACAATAGCTAGAGAATTAAAAAAACAAAATGAAGAAGTTGAATTAGACGAAGGCAGAATGAAAGACATTTATACAATGCAACAAGATGGTAAATCAGCGGCTGAGATTGCTAAGTTAATGAAGTTACCAGTAAAAACGGTAAAATCTATTTTAGGTGAAGAAGTAGGAGAAATATCCGAAGAAAATTTAGCTGAGTTTACCTCTGATATGATTAAGAGATTAAAGAAATCATACAGTACAATGCCTCAAAAACTTTCAACAGATCAAGCTAATGCGTTAAGTCGTCATTTAGATAGACTTGATTTAACTTCATTAAAACAATTATCAAAAGAAAAAATACCTTTTATAACTACACTTGCTAGAAATAAAATCTATAAGAAGACAGGTAAGTTTGAAGAGGTTGAAGAACCTAAAAAAGATAATGAAAAAAAAGAAACAGAAAACAAAGACAATACTATATCATCTTTAAAAGATCAGATTTCTATGTTAAAACAAAAATTAGAAAATGAAAAAAATAAGGCAGTAAAACCTGAACCTAATCCAGATACAGGCGAAGTACCATTGACTATCGGTTTAGCAAACAAATTGTTAAAAGATAAAGAGATGAAAAAAGAAGATATAAATGAAAAAAAAGATACTGAAGCTGAATTATTAAAGTTAATGAGAAACATTAATCCTAAAAGTCAAAATTATGAGGTAATAATGAAAGGATTAAGAGCTAGAATGGCAAAATTAAGAGGTAAGAAAGAAGATTTAGATGAAGCTGATTTAACAAAGCCACAAATTAAAAAAGTACACAAGATGGCTGATGAGTTACCTAAAAAAGATTTCAAAGACCGTTATGGTAAAGAAAAAGGTGACGCTGTAAGATATGCTACAGCAACTAATATAGTAAAGAAAAAACTAGGCGTAGAGAGTACAAGTGCTTTCAATCCAAAAGTACATAACACTAAATTAGGTGTTACTACAAAAGATTTAGATAGAGCATTTAAAAAATTATCTCAAAAAGCACAAACACACGTAAATGACTCTTTGAGAACCGGTATGGGTACTAGAGACGCAATAAAAAAAGCAAAAGAAAAATTTAACGAGGGCGATACGAAAAACGAAGATATGAGATTAAGGATAGAATCAATTGCTGGCATTAAGAAAAAAGCTGAGAAATCTGGTATGCCTTATTCAATATTAAAGAAAGTTTTTGATAGAGGTATGGCAGCTTGGAAAGGTGGCCATAGACCTGGTGCTAGTCAGCACCAATGGGCTTTCGCAAGAGTTAACAGTTTTGTAACTAAATCGTCAGGAACTTGGGGTGGTGCTGATAAAGATTTAGCTAAACAAGTAAGAGGAAGTAAATAATATGAAATATTTAAAATCAAAACCTGGTAGTTTAGAAGCTTCAGCTGGTCAAGTATCTGGCTTTGCTACTGAACAAGAATACCAAAAATTATTTAAAAAAGAACTAGACAAAGCTGGTAAAGGTATTGCTTCAATGTCTGACCAAGAAAAGAAAAGTTTTTTTAATAAAATAGACAAAATGTACAAAGCGAAAAACGAAGAAGTACAAGAAAGTGCTAGTCAAGTACAAGTAAAACGTGATGGTAAAGGAAACTTCAATCTTATGTTAAGAGGAAAAGAGATTGGATACTATCATAAATCAGGTAGTAAATATATGGTTTACTATGATAAAGATGGTGACGACTATGACCAATCAGATGAAGTTTCTAGTGAAATGCAAGCTAAAAAATTAGCTTACGATAATATGAATGAAGTTAAAGTAGATGAGTTGACAAAGGCTCAGGAAAAACTTCCACCAGCTTTACAAAAGGCTATCAAAGATAAAGAAACAAAAAAAGAAGAAGACGCTTACGACAAAGATGATGAAAAACCAGCTAAACCTAAAAAAGAAGATTTAGATGCTAAAGAACTTCAAACTAAAAAAACTGATAACTATAAATCTAAAAACGAATCATGGAAGCAAGCTTGGGAAGCCGCAACTCATAAAATGCCTGATGGCACTATTATGAAAGGCGCTAAGCATAAAGATGAAACTAAAGATGAAGCTAATGATGTAGATAATGGTGATGAGAAGAAAGATACAAAGAAAAAACTTCATGCTGATTCGGGTTCAAAACTA